CGCTCATCTCGGCAACAGCCTCTCGGTGCAGGTCGATCAGTGCTTGTGTCTGGCGCATGGCGGGCATTCTGTGGGGTTCGATGGGCGCATTCTATCGCGCAGGCTATCGGCGGGCAATTGGACGTGATGGCGGGATCATTTGCACAGAAACCGGCGCGACTTGAGCTGCAGCGCGTCTTGCACCTTCGCAGGCGTAGCGCAGTGCGTCAATGACGTGGTTTTTCTTGTCCTCCAGCACCGGCAGCACCTTACCCGTCAATGGGTCAGTCTTGTAACTGTAGAGGGTCAATTCGTCAATGGTGTGAATGCAGCGCGGATGCACGATGATGTCGAACGACTTGAGCCACTCGACTCCCTCCTCTAGTGACTTCGGCCCCTTAACGGCTGGCATGATCTTCGGGAAGCCATTCTTACGCATGTGCGAGATGGTCTCAGGGCGCGCTGAGTCAGCCGTAATCGGCCATTTCTCAGCCTCTGGCACAGTCATGAACAGGGCCGGGGTATCCGTGATTTCACAGCCAACCATGTACGCCTCATGGTCGATGTAGAGGCGTCGCCCGTCGATGTGGCATCGAATCAGGGTTGTAGGGTCAACCGAGAAACCCCAGTCAGCACCAAGGCGGAACACTGCACCGCTAGGCGCCTCGAACTCCTCAATGCTCCAGTTCTTGAACACCCGCGCCTCACTGTTGCGGACGTACTCACCGAGCCACACATGGGCGTATTTGTCTGGATCTCGCCGCTTGTCGTACTCCATTTCCTCGCGCAGCACGTCAGGGAACCACGGGTTGTCCACGAAGTTCACGGGGATCACGACAGCATTAGGCGGCGGATTCTCACCCCTAAGCAGCACGTCTACCGGGTCTGTTGATTCGCCCGGGTTCCATGTGAACCACAGTTCGGAGCCGGGCTTACGAATTGTTGGGCGCAACAGGTCAAGGCTGCGCTGGCTCATGCTCTGGGCCTCTTCGACCCACGCGCAATCCATACCCTCCAGAGACTTGATCGAATCAGCCGTGTGATTCTGCATGCCTTGAAACAGGATGATCCCGTCGCCAGTCACAGACTTGATGCACGACTCTTGAACGTCGAAGTACGCACCGGCGTTCATGCTCTGGATCTTTGTTTCGAGTAGGCGCTTCACCGACTGATTCAGCGACTTCTGCACCTCGCGGACGCAGACTGTCCGGCGCTTTTGGTCCATCACATGCGCTTCAATGACCATCTCGGCCACGCCATGCGACTTACCGGAACCACGACCACCCCACGCGCCCTTATAGCGGGCAGGCTGCAACATCGGCAGCATCCAGCGCGGGGTGTCTAGGATCAGCTCACTCATGCCTTGGGGTCAACAACCCGGCGCGTGATCGTCTTGATTTCAAGCGGGCCACCATCCGGGCCGGTGTGAGCTGTTTCGCTCTTCTCGCGCCAATCCTTTGGGAATCGTGCGGCCATTGATCGGGACCAAACCGACGCCTGAAACTGTCCGGTTTGTGGCGGCATGATGAGGTTTGTTCGCCCCATCGACTCCCACCACGCTTGGCTGCATTCTCTCGCATGCGTCAAGGCTTGCGAAAATTCAGGGTTTGCGGCAGGCCAAAGCTGCTCCAGTGTGTTGCGGGCAACGCCGATATCTGCAGCCATTTCCACTACCGACATGCCGAGGCGGCCAAGCTCAATGACTCGCTCGCAATACTCTGGCCGGTAGTCTGTCGGGCGTCCTGCTGGCATTTCATCCTCCACTGCGCTCTAGCGCGATGGTGTCATTCTAGCTCAGGGCTTAGAACGAGGTGGAGTAGCTCAAGGCCACCGTGTCGCGCTTCCTTGTCAGCACCCATCCGGTGAGCTTTACGCCAACGAAAGCGCCAGCGATGTTCCAGGCCATGTCTTTACCGCTGAAACCTGAACCTCCGCTGCGTGCGTCGTGCAGCTCTTTGATGACACCTGGGATTGTGGCAACGGCAATTGCCTCAGTGTCGGTCAGGCTTGGAAGGAACGTTCGGACGGCAGCGCCGGACACCACATGCACGGCAAAGTGCTTTTGCTTGTCTTGCCCTGTCCATTCGTCTGCGTGCGCCTGAGTGGCTGCGATGGCCAGAACTGCGGCAGTGATGTGTTTCATGGTGTGCCTCGATTATGGATCGTGGAGCTGGGAGCGGGACTCGAACCCGCAACCACTGACGTGGAAGGACAGTGCTCTGCCAATTGAGCTATCCCAGCATGTGAGGGGCTTTCACCCTCGCGCTTGTCGGATCTCATCCACGCAGCCGATGATGTGATGGTCGAGGGGCCGGAGGTGATCCCGGCAGGCTGGTCCATCGCAACATACCTCAGGCTTTCAGGGCCTGGCTCGTTCCCAGAACTTCACGTTTAGCGAGTAACCATCTCGCATTCCCTCGGGTCTGACCACACCCAGAGCAGTCCCACCAGTTGCAATCGTCGGGCTGACATGCCCGTGGTGGCTTGCTTGATCTGCGCTCCATGGCCAGACCCGAAGGCCCTAGCCGTACAGCTAAGGTTCGGGTTTCGCCGTGTACGTCTTCGGCACCGGCTTTACGGTCGTCTTGCCATGAGGTGTTTGACCACCCAGCGTTCAAACTTTCCGGCCTGAACACCTCTATTTTCTCAGGGCTTGCCTGTTGCGTCAAGCTCAATCATTCGTTTGCCCACAGGTTCCCAAGGGGTGATAGCAGAGGATCTGACTATCTCTCCCTCTCCCACCTGCCAATACATCACAGCAGACTAGAGCACCCATAAGGCAGCGATTCATTCCGCTTTGTGTCTCGTCTCACCCGCTTTACACAAAGCATCTGCGGTCCCTCACTGACAGGCCGCACGGCACGCACCGGGGGTACGGTGGCCGGTCTTTGCGCAGTGTGAGCCGATCCAAGCTCATGCACGAAGGTGAGGGAGTCGCCTGCATCATCCAGAAAAGCGAAGCCCCTAAAGTCTCGCCTATCCACGCAAAGCACGCGCTCCCTTTCGGGTCCATCAAGTACCACCCTGATGGCGACAAACGAGGCTTTAGGGGCCTTGTCTGGTGTGGCTTGGTGGGCCACCGAGCGTGCTTTGCTCTCGATTGGATTATACATTGGATGCCAACTTGGCAATGTGCGCGCCGGTGGACTTTTCAGCAGCCTTGACCGTCTTGAAGTGCCGCCCCTTGTAACCGTGGATGACGTTCTCTTGGCCGTCCTTGTCGATGCGGACGATGATGGCGTAGAACTCGCCTGCGCTTGGGCTGATCCGTGCTTCGTGCTTGCTCATTTCGTTCTCCGTTGCGTTGTCGATGAGTGAATCATGCCCGCCCGGTGCGGTTTGGTCTAATTGGTTTTTTCTATCGAGTCGATAGCTTTTTCGATTCGAACCAGCACCCCGAACTCCCCGCGCTTGACCTTTTCCTGAGCGTAGGCCCATTTGATCGGACCCCGTGGCCCATCATCAACGCCTGCCGTTTTGGCGATCTGGTCCCGTATGGCCTTCATGGCGCCTTGGAGGTTGTCGTCGTCGCACTCGCTCGCGGATAGGCGCGTCATGGTGACAGTGCATGGGATCGGAACGGATCGGATGACTAGCGCGGTCATGGCCTTTTCGCTGCTGACGCGGCGATGCCTGGTGGTCCAGTGCTCGCGTGCGTTGAGGCCGGTGACTGTCTTGATTGGTAGTCGGTAGATCATTCGATGGCCCTCAGTGCGTCGTCGAGTAGGTCTTGCTGGGTCAGCCCGTAGTGTCGCTCGAAAGCCTTGGTTCCCATTCCATGCACTCCGGTGTTGCCTTGGTGGTGCTCTCGGCATAGTGGGATCAGGGTTTTGTAGTCGCCCTTGCCCCAGCCTCCGGCGCGGTGGTGGTGCAGCTCTACCGGGCCTGGTTCGTGAGGGCCGTACAAGCGACGGCACAACATGCACCCGATGCCTGCCAGCTTGGCTTTGTGCTGCGCTTCGGCTTTGGTCATTGCGGGATCTGCCCGTGGTAGTACGCCATCGGCTGCGGCACCAGATCACGCGCATCGACCGTGTGCCGTGCGCCAAGCCACATCGGGCCGATTTCAGCAACCTCGACACGGTGGCCGTCCTCCATTGCAAGCACGTCAACGCCGTCCAGCTTGTACCTGTGGCTCTTGCGGGCAGGCTTCGGCATGAACGCGTGCTGCAGGTCTAGGGCCAACTGGTGACAGTCTGTCACCGACTGACGCATCGGCGCTTTTGGTGCGTGGCTGACGTTTGGCAGCAACCCGGCGATCTTGGCGCACTTTGGCCCGTAGGCGTACTCACCGACGGTGGCAAATGCGGCAGACATGGGGCGACGGCAGCGGACGCAGGTTAGTGGTTTCATGATGGTTTTGTGCCTGATTACCGGGTTATGCGTCATTATTGAGGCCTACCGTGGGTTATGCCCCAAGGTCGCCGTATCACCAGAGCCGACTTTTAGGGCGTCATGCACGGTCGGCCTGAACACCACCACTGCATTTGGAAACGGTGCGCTGTTCTCCGCCCCGCCGAACTTCAAGCGCCCGCGAACAAAGAACACTTCGCCGTTCGCGCAGTAGTCGTGCCACCACCGCGTATCAACTCGCGCCGGAAGAAGGCAAACCACCGTGGCCCCATTTTCTTTTGCGCTCCGGTAAGCCTTCTGCACCCATGCCGAAATCTCTCGGCCATAGGGCGGGTTCATCCAGCATGTGCCTTTCCAGTCCTGCGCCAACCCATTTTTGTCGGGGGTGTAGTACGTCTCGCACTTCGCGTTATCCGGCAGCGCGCACACGTCGGTTTCAAACCGGAACACCGCGTGCAGCTTGTCAAAAAACGCTTGTGGCGTGGCCCACATATCCGTCTTGCTCGAAAACATCAGTTCATTGTTCATTCATCACCCCAGCGGCGTTCATCCAATTTTTTCGCAAGTTGTGCATCAGGCATAACAAGTCATTCCACCGGACGGCCTTCGGCCGCGCGGTGAATTCCGGCGTTAGGCCCTCATCAGTGAATGCGGTACCGGCTTGATGAAGACTGTGCGGACAAGCGGATCGCCACCGATGGCTTCGAGATGCTGAAGCCAGTACCCCTCGGGGGTTGTGTCCACCGCGCCTTTGATGAGTTCTTCATCTGTCATTTCGCAGTCGGGATATACCCTGTACCGGCGTTTGCCCCAATACGGGTTGGGCCGGAATGCGTCTGCCAGCGTGTAGTTGTTGCAGCAGTAGGTCAGGATGTAATGCATCGTTGCTCCAGTCCGGCCCACTCCGTGAGCCTCAGTTGTCAGCGGCCAGCCTGTCGGCTCGCCTGGTTTTGTGCCCACGTTGGGCGGTGTGGTGGCATGGCCTAACCGGGCGCTCAAGCGGACGTCGCTTCGCGCCGCGCGCTTAGCTGTCTGGTTAGGCCTTCCAGTCTTCAGCCGGTCCAGCCGCGAGCAGCAAGTCTTGCCGCAGCAGGGAATCCGAGCTGGCAGCGGCATCGGGGTACTTCGCAACGCGCTGGATGAGCAGTCGCAGCCGTGCGTTGTCGTGTTTGAGTGCGATGTTCTCCGCGCCCAGCACTTGGCGTGCCTTCAGCAGTTCGTCGCGTTGGTCTTGCATGGTCTGGCTCATCTCTCACCTTTCCGCCCGCTTCGCAGGCTCAAATCAGGCGCCCACCCTTGCGGGTCGGCTTGTGGTGTTGGTCAGGCCTTGGCATCTGCCACCAGGCCTAACACGTTGGTCATTCGTCCAACCCCTTCAGCACGTTGGCCGCCTGCTCGCAGCGGACCTTGTAGGTGACCAGCTCGTACAGCGTCTCGCGGTACACGTCCATGTGTTTGGCGATCTCGCTGCGCAATTCTTCGTTCTCGCGCTCCAATCGTTCGATCTTTCGGCGGGCGGCGGCGGGGATTCGTTCGGCGCTCATGCCACCTCCATTTCCCGCTTTCGCGCTGGCCTGCGGGCCTCGGTGTCTTGGTGGTGCGGGGCCAGGTCGTAGAACGTGACGCCCAACTCGGTTGCGGCATAGGCCTCAACCCGGTCGCAGAACTCGCAAAACTCCTTGGTGCTCAGGTCGGTGGAGCTCTTGCCGATCACGTCGCCATTGGGCAACTCGATCACGCCGATGAACGCACGCTTGAATTGCTCGTGCCACATCTTGGCATCGAACTTGCGGCCATTGACAACCGCCTGGTGGGCGATCTGGGCCAGCACTCCGCCACCCCAGTATCGCCGGTTCTGGGCTTTGGTGCGCTTGCGGCGGCGAATCAGCAGCTCCCACATGCCGCCACCCTGCAGGACTTGGCGTAGGAACGGGAACACCTGGGCCTGGATGTCGTGCCACGCCTGCTGCCGGTTGATGAGGGTGATTTGAAGTGCGTCGCTCATTTGTCGCTCATGTAGCTTGGGCAGAAAAACGTGATCACTGCCGGTGGCGTCATGTGCGACTGGCTCTGGTGGTCAGTTGGCGCGGCAGTACGTCTGAGGCAAGCCTCGCATTCTTCGTACCAGCCTTCATCGTCTGAGCCGATACCAGCGCAGCGGGCAACGTCGCCGGGGAGTGTGCGGGCGGTCATGCGTCTCCCTCCAACTTCATCGACTCCAACGCGCTCAAAATCGCAGCCGACAGGTCGCGCCATGTGTGCGCATTCACGCAGGTCTTGATCGTGACAGATGCTGCGTGGGTGTCAAGAATCTCGACATTGGCAGCAAGCTCTGTGCCGTCGAGAATCTCGACGCGGGTGACGTGGATGGTGAAGTTGCTCATGCTGCGCTCCTTGCGCGGATTAGCGCGCCTGCGGAAATGTTGGTGATCCAAATGTGCTGCCCCTCCATCAACTGAGCGCAGGCTTCGCGCTCCTCATGCACAACGTAGCCGTGAATCAGCCCAGCGAACGCCTCAAGCCTGGCCCATTCGGCCTCAGTCGCCATTGCAAGCGCAGTTGGCGTCCATCCGGCAAGGTCCGCCAGCTTGCGTACTTCGTCGCGTGTCATGCCTTGACGCTCCCCATGTTGCGCAGCGCCTCGCGCCGCTTGTGTTCGATCTGAGCCGATGCCTCGACAAACCGGCTGCACTTGCGCAGGTGGACCGGCGACGGGCTGAAACCTGAGCCGAACG